ATGGTATTCAACCTGTTTCGGCGTGCGCCGCAGGACGCGCCGGAGAAGAAGGCGAGCGCGACCGGCCCGGTGATGGCCTGGGCCGGTTCGGGCCGCGTCGCCTGGAGCCCGCGCGACGCGGTGTCGCTGACGCGGAGCGGCTTTACCGGCAATCCGGTCGGGTTCCGCTCGGTCAAGCTGATCGCCGAGGCGGCGGCGGCCTTGCCGCTGGTGTGCCAGGATGCAGAGCGGCGCTATGATCTGCACCCGGTGCTGGAGCTGGTGCGCCGGCCGAACCCGGCGCAGGGCAAGGCGGAGCTGTTCGAGGCGCTGTTCGGCCAGCTTCTGCTGAGCGGCAACGGCTATCTCGAAGCGGTGGGTGGTGCGACCGGCCTGCCGCAGGAGCTGCATGTGCTGCGCTCGGACCGGATGCACCTGATCCCCGGTGCCGATGGCTGGCCGGTGGCCTATGAATATTCGGTAGGCGGGCGCAAGCACCGCTTCGACATGACATCGCCCGCGCCGCCGGTCTGCCATGTCAAGAGCTTTCATCCGCAGGATGACCATTACGGGCTGTCGCCCATGCAGGCGGCGGCCACGGCGGTGGATGTGCACAATGCCGCCGCGCGCTGGTCGAAAGGGTTGCTGGACAATGCCGCGCGGCCCTCGGGGGCGATCGTGTATCGCGGCGCCGACGGGCAGGCGGCGATGAGCGAAGAGCAGTATCTGCGCCTTCAGGACGAGATGGCATCCCATCACCAGGGGGCGGTGAATGCGGGTCGGCCGATGCTGCTGGAGGGCGGGCTGGACTGGAAGCCGATGGGGTTCAGCCCGTCGGACATGGAATTCCAGAAGACCAAGGAGGCGGCGGCGCGCGAGATTGCGGTGGCCTTCGGGGTGCCGCCGATGCTGCTGGGGATCCCGGGCGACGCGACCTATGCCAATTACCAGGAGGCGAACCGGGCCTTCTATCGCCTTACGGTGCTGCCGCTGGCCACCCGGGTGGCGGTGGCCGTGTCGGAATTCCTGAGCCGCTTTTCGGGTGAGCGGGTGGACCTGACCCCGGATCTGGACCAGGTGCCGGCGCTGGCGGCCGAGCGCGAGGCGCAGTGGCGCCGGGTGGCCGAGGCCGGTTTCCTGACCGATGCGGAAAAGCGCGCGATGCTGGGGCTGCCCAAGCTGGCAGAGGATGAATGAGCGTCATGGCCGAGCGAAGCGGGTCGAAGTTTCTCTATGCGCCGTTCGAAGTGGCGCATGAGCGGATCGAGGCCAATGAGCGCGTGGCGCAGGAACGCTGGGCGGCGCTGGAGCGGCGCCTGGCGAATATCGAGACCGGGCTGGAGCGGATGGAAAGACGGCTCTGGCTGGCCGTCTACGGCGTGGCGGCGGCGCTGCTGGTCCAGGGGATGAGTTCGTTGCTGAGCGCGGCGCCATGAAAGGAAGGCAAGCATGAAGGACGTGGATCTGGGGCTGGAGCACAAGTTTTGCAGCCTGGAGCGCATTGTCGAGATCGACGGCGGCACCGTTGTGGAAGGCTATGCCTCGATTTTCGGCCGGGCCGACCAGGGGGGCGACGTGGTGCAGGCGGGCGCCTATGCCCGCTCGATCAAGGGGCTGCGGGATGCCGGGCGGCGGGTCAAGATGCTGTGGCAGCATGACCCGGCGCAGCCGATCGGGGTGTGGGACGAGGTCGGCGAGGATGCGACCGGCCTTTACGTCAAGGGCCGTATCCTCACCGAGGTGGCCCGCGGCCGCGAGGCGGCGGCGCTGCTGGCGGCCGGCGCGATCGACGGCCTGTCGATCGGCTATCGCACGAGGAAGGCGCAGAAGGATTCAAGCGGGCGGCGCCTGCTGAGCGAGCTGGAGCTTTGGGAGGTGTCGCTGGTGACCTTCCCGATGCTTCCCGATGCGCGGGTTGGCGCCAAGGCGGATGACAAGGCCGCCGCGCTGCTGCGCGACATGGCGGAGGCTTTTCGGGGCGCCCGCCAGGCAATGACCGGGGCGCATCCCGGTTCCGAGACCCATTGAGACAGGATCGAAACATGACCCAGAGCGAAAACAGGCCGGCGGGCGATCAGGCACCCGTCGCGGACGTGAAATCGGCGCTTGCCGGTTTTCTTACCGATTTCAAGTCATTCCAGGGCGAAATCACATCAAGACTTCAACAACAGGAAGAGCGACTGACCATGCTGGATCGGAAATCCGTTATCGCCGGGCGCCCCGCCCTTGCCGCCGCCACCGAGACCGGGGCGCCGCATCGGAAGGCCTTTGCCGGCTACCTGCGTTCGGGCGATGACGATGCGCTGCGCGGCTTGCCGCTGGAGGGCAAGGCGATGAGCACCGCCGTCGCCGCGGATGGCGGGTATCTGGTCGATCCGCAGACGGCGGACACCGTCAAGTCGGTGCTGAAATCAACCGCCTCGATCCGCTCGGTGGCGCAGGTGGTCAGCGTCGAGGCGACCTCGTACGACGTGCTGGTGGACCATGCCGATATCGGCTCGGGCTGGGCCAGCGAGACCGCGGCGCTGACCGAGACCGCGACGCCGCAGATCGACCGCGTCACGATCCCGCTGCACGAGCTTTCGGCGTTGCCGAAGATCAGCCAGCGCCTGCTGGACGACAGTGCCTTCGATATCGAGGGCTGGCTTGCGGGGCGGATCGCCGACAAGTTCGCCCGCGCCGAGGCGGCGGCCTTCATCAACGGCGACGGGGTCGACAAGCCGACCGGCTTTCTGACCCATGCGCAGGTGGCCGATGCCGGATGGTCCTGGGGCAATATCGGCTATATCGCGACGGGCACGGATGGCGATTTCGACGCCGCCTCGCCGGCCGACGCGATCCTGGACCTGGTCTATGCGCTGGGCGCGCAATATCGCGCGGGGGCCGGGTTCGTGATGAACTCCAAGACCGCGGGGGTCGTGCGCAAGATGAAGGACGCCGACGGGCGCTTCCTGTGGTCCGACGGCCTGGCCGCGGGCGAACCCGCGCGACTGCTGGGATACCCGGTGCTGATCGCCGAGGACATGCCCGACATCGCCCCGGGCAGTACGGCCATCGCCTTCGGCGATTTCGGCGCGGGCTATACCGTGGCCGAGCGGCCCGACCTGCGGGTGTTGCGCGATCCGTTTTCGGCCAAGCCGCATGTGTTGTTCTATGCAACCAAGCGGGTGGGCGGCGATGTCAGCGATTTCGCCGCGATCAAGCTGCTGAAATTCTCGGTGGCATAAGGCCATCGGGAACCGGGACGTGCCGCCCTGGCGGGGCGTCCCCTGGCGCGCGCCGGGCAGGACCGGCATTTTCTGGCTGCTCCCTCCGTCCGAGCAATGCCGGGGCGCCCGCCATATTTCCGGGCGGCGGAATGGAGATTTGCACGATGATACTGACCGAGCAGAGCACGACGCCGGCAGCGGCGCTGCCGGTTGCGGCGTTCCGCGACCACCTGAGGCTGGGCACCGGATTTGCCGATGACGGTGCGCAGGACGCCCTGCTGGAGGCGCTGCTGCGCGCGGCGATGGCCGCGATCGAGGGGCGGACCGGAAAGGTGCTGCTGACCCGCGATTTCCTGTGGCAGCTCACATCCTGGCGCGGCGTCGAGCGGCAGCCCTTGCCGGTTGCGCCGGTCACCGCGTTGGGATCGGTCACGGTGGTGGACCGGCAGGGCGAAGCGACGGTGCTGGCCGCGTCCGCCTATCGGCTGGAAAAGGACAGCCACCGGCCGCAGCTGAGCGCCGGGGGCCGCGCGCTGCCCGCGATCCCGCTGGGCGGTCGGGTCGAGATCCGCTTCGAGGCGGGGTTCGGTGCCGGCTGGGCGTCGATCCCCGCCGATCTTGCGCAGGCGGTTTTCCTGCTGGCGGCGCATTATCACGCGCATCGGTCCGAGGCCGCCTTTGGCGAAGGTGGCATGCCCTTCGGCGTTCTGGCCCTGCTGGAACGCTGGCGCACGGTGCGGGTGCTGGGCGGAGGTGGCAAATGAGCCGTCTGCCGCGACTCACGCGCCGCCTGGTGCTGGAGGCGCCGCAGCGGGCGCCGGACGGGGCCGGCGGTTTCGTCGACAGCTGGGCCGCGCTGGGCACGCTCTGGGCCGAGGTGGTCGCACGCAGCGGGCGCGAGCGCGCCGGCGCGGGGGGCGCGCTGAGCCATGTGCCCTATCGCATCACGGTGCGCGGCGCGCCGGCCGGTGCGCCGTCGCGCCCCCGGCCCGAGCAGCGGTTCCGCGAGGGGGCGCGGATCTTTCGCATCCTGTCGGTGGCCGAGGCGGATGCGCAGGGCCATTACCTGATCTGTCAGGCCGAAGAGGAGGGCGCGGCATGAGTTATGGCGCAGCCGCCGCGTTGCAGGCGGCGATCTATCAGCGGCTTGCGGCGGATCCGGCGCTGGATGCGTTGGTGCAGGGGGCCGTGCACGATGCGCTGCCGCCCGGCCCGGTGCCGCCGCTTTATGTCAGCATCGGCCCCGAGGATGTGCGCGACCGTTCCGACAAGACCGGCGCCGGCGCGCTGCACAGGTTCACCATCAGCGTGGTGTCCACGACCGCCGGGTTCGCCGAGGCCAAGGCGGCGGCCGCGGCGGTGTCGGACGCGCTGACCGGGGCCCGACTGACGCTTGCCCGCGGGTCGCTGGTGAGCCTGACCTTCGACCGGGCGCGGGCAAGGCGCGACGGCGACGGGAATACCCGCCGGGTCGACCTGAGGTTCCGTGCCCGGGTGGACGACCAGTAAACCGAACAATCTGGAGTGAATGACATGGTGGCCCAGAGCGGCAAGGATCTTCTCATCAAGCTCGACCTGACCGGTGCCGGCCAGTTCGAGACGATCGCGGGGCTGCGCGCCACGCGGATCAGCTTCAACGCCGAGCAGGTGGACGTGACCAGCCTGGAAAGCCAGGGCGGCTGGCGCGAATTACTGGCCGGCGCCGGTGTGAAATCGGCCGCGATCAGCGGCTCGGGCGTGTTCAAGGATGCCGGGACAGACGAACGCGCGCGGCAGATCTTTTTCGACGGCGAGACGCCGGAGTTCCAGGTCATCATCCCCGGTTTCGGAACGGTGCAGGGGGCGTTCCAGGTGGGGGCGATCGAATATGCCGGCAGTCACGATGGCGAAGCGACCTATGAGCTAAGCCTTGCCTCGGCCGGCGCACTGAGCTTCACGGCGCTGTGATGGCCAATCCTTACGCGGGCGAAGCGGCCCTGGTGCTGGATGGCCGGCGCCATGTGCTGAAACTGACGCTGGGCGCGTTGGCCGAGCTTGAATCGCAGCTCGGGGCGGACACGCTGGTGGCGCTGATCGAACGGTTCGAGGGCGGGCGCTTTGCCACCCGCGACGTGCTGGCCCTGCTACTGGCGGGGCTGCGCGGTGGCGGCTGGCAGGGCAGCGCCGAGGATCTGGCCCGCGCCGAGATCGCCGGCGGGCCGGTGGCGGCGGCGCGGGTGGCCGCAGAGTTGCTGACGCGGGCGTTCACGGTGCCGGGCGACGATGGCGCGGTTTGACTGGTCCGGGCTGATGCGCGCGGGGCTGGTCGGGCTGCGCCTGCCGCCGGCCGCGTTCTGGGCGCTGAGCCCGGCGGAACTGTTGATCATGCTGGGCCATGGCAGTGGCCCGGCACCGATGGGGCGCGCGCGGCTGGAAGAGTTGGCGCGCGCCTTTCCCGATGACAGGCAAGGGGATGGATGATGGCCCGGTTGGACGAGTTCGAGGACCAGGTGGCGGCGCTGGAGGAAACGCTGGGCGATGCCCGCGCGGTGACCGCGGCCTTCGACCTGGAGATGGTGCGGATGCGCGAGAGCGTGACGCTGACCAGCCGCGAGGTCGGCAGTTTGTCGCGGGCCGTGGGGCGCGGGTTGCGCGGGGCCTTCGAGGGGCTGGTCTTCGACGGCGCGAAACTGTCGGAGGCGCTGCGCGACATGGGCGCCTCGATCTCGGCCGCGGCCTACAACGCCGCGCTCAAGCCGGTGCAGGCCCATTTCGGCGGGCTGGTGGCCGGTGGCATCGAGGCGCTGGTGGGCAGCATGGTCCCCTTTTCAAATGGGGCCGGATTTACCCAGGGTCGCGTGATGCCCTTTGCCAGAGGCGGGGTCGTCGGCGGGCCGACCCTGTTTCCGATGCGCGGCGGCACCGGCCTGATGGGCGAGGCCGGACCCGAGGCGATCATGCCGCTTGCACGCGGGCCGGACGGGCGGCTGGGCGTGCGCAGCGAGGGCGGCACCGCCGCGGCGCGGCCGGTGGCGATCACGATGAACATCACCACGCCCGATGTGCAGGGCTTCCGCCGCAGCCAGAGCCAGATCGCGGCCGAGCTGGGCCGCGCGCTGGGGCGTGGCCGCCGCAACGTCTGAGGAGAGCGCGATGAATTTTCACGAGGTCCGTTTCCCCGCCAATCTGAGCTTCGGTTCGATCGGCGGGCCCGAGCGGCGCACCGAGATCGTGACCCTGGCCAGCGGCCATGAAGAGCGAAACACCCCCTGGGCCGATGCGCGCCGGCGCTATGACGCGGGCGTGGGGATGCGCTCGCTCAACGATGTCGAGACGCTGATCGCCTTTTTCGAGGCCCGGCGCGGGCAGCTTTACGGGTTCCGCTGGAAGGACTGGTCGGATTTCAAGTCCGGCCGCCCGCTGGACGATGTGAGCTTCGAGGATCAGCGGATCGCGACAGGCGATGGCAAGACCGTCGCGTTCCAGCTGACCAAGACCTATGCCTCGGGCGGGCATGCCTATGTCCGGCCGATCGTCAAGCCGGTCCCGGGCACGGTGCGGCTGGCCGTCGATGGCGCCGCGCTGGTGGAGAGCGTTCATTTCGAGGTCGATACGACAAGCGGGATCGTCACCCTGGCCGATGCGCCCGATATCGGTGCCACGGTCAGCGCCGGGTTCGAATTCGACGTGCCGGTGCGCTTTGACACCGACAATATCCGGACCTCGGTATCCAGTTCCCGTGCCGGCGACGTGCCGCGGGTGCCTGTGGTGGAGGTCCGGCCATGATTTCACCATCCTTTCAGGCACGGCTGGCGGGCGGCGCGACCACGTTGTGCCGGGCCTGGGCGTTGACGCGGCGCGACGGTGTGGTGATGGGATTCACCGATCATGACCGCGCGATCGCGTTCGAGGGGATCGCGTTCAGGCCCGACTCGGGGATGACCGCCCGCGCGCTGAGCCAGACCACCGGCCTGTCGGTGGACAATTCCGAGGCGGTCGGTGCGCTGAGCGACGCGGCGATCACCGAGGCCGACATCCTGGCCGGGCGATTCGACGGTGCAGGGATCAGGATCTGGCTTGTCGACTGGCGCGACCCGGCGCAGCGGCTGTTGCAGTTTTCCGGCAGTCTGGGCGAGATTTCGCGCGCCGATGGCGGGTTTTCGGCCGAGCTGCGCGGGTTGACCGAGGCGCTGAACCAGCCCCGGGGCCAGGTTTATCAGAAACGCTGTTCGGCGGTTCTGGGCGACGCGCGCTGCCGGTTCGACCTGGGCCAGCCGGGATATGCACATGACCTCGCCGCCGAGCTGATCGAGGGGGCGCGCCTGTTCCGCTTTGCCGGGCTTGACCAGTTCGCACCGCGCTGGTTCGAGGCCGGGCGCCTGATCGTGACCGGCGGGTCGGCGGCGGGGCTGAGCGGCATCGTCAAGAACGACCGCCATGAGGACGGCGTGCGGGTGATCGAGCTGTGGCAGGGCCTGCGCGCCGAGGTGGCGGCGGGCGACATGCTGCGGCTGGAGGCGGGCTGCGACAAGCGCGCCGAAACCTGCCGGGTCAAGTTCGCCAACATGGTCAATTTCCAGGGGTTCCCGCATCTGCCCGGGGAGGATTGGCTGATCGCCGCCCCGGCGCAGGTCGGGGCCGGCGATGGCGGGGCCTGAGCGGGTGATCCTGGCAGAGCGGGCGGTTGCCGAGGCGCGGCGCTGGATCGGCACGCCCTATCGCCACCGCGGATCGGTGCCGGGCGCGGGGGCGGATTGCCTGGGCTTGCTGCGCGGCGTGTGGCGGGCGCTGTTCGGCCGTGAACCGGCGCCACTGCCGGCCTATCGGGCCGATTGGGCCGAGACCGGCGGGGCCGAGGATCTGTGGCGGGCGCTGGCCACGCATATGCGTGAAAAGCCGGTCGCGCATGCCGCCCCGGGTGACGTGATCCTGATGCGGATGATGCCGGGCGCGGTGGCCAAGCACCTGGGGCTTCAGGCCGGGTGCGGGGCATCGGCCAGTTTCGTCCATGCCTATTGCGGGCACGGGGTGGTCGAAAGCCCGCTGACGGCGCCCTGGGCGCGTCGCATCGTGGCGCGGTTCGAATTTCCAGACGGGAGAGAGTGA